GGTCTAAAAAGTATTTTATAGGCAGCGTTAAGAGCCACCGTTTTGATGGCATCAGCACCAGCGCCTACTGCTTTGATTATGACCTGATGGAAGAAAGCGGCATAGTAAACCTTATCCGCAATGCACATGTACCGGGCGGCGAAAGCGGCCTGTTTGATGAAACTAAAACAACAGGTGCAGAAGATGATGTGCCATATTAATGTAAAGCCATGATGAACCCAAATGAATTCCACAAGTATTTTAGATGGTGCAACGATCGAGGGGTGCGTATTTACCCTGTGTTACATAAAAGTGGCGGCTATAAGATTTCGGTAGAACGAAATGGGGTTGAGAAACCCGGCAAGCTTGTGTTTTATGATGTTGCGCCAAAAGGAGGTATAAGCGTGTGGGACAAGATACGCGAGCTCTACAAACTTATTTACGATAAAGAATATAAACCTAAAGAAAATTTAAACCCATAATGACATGGCAAAACAAAACCGCACCCCGCGCGCTAAAAAGCGCTACAGTATTAAAATTGGTTCTAAGACCGTGTTTGCAGATGATGACACGGCAAAAGTGGAGGCTAAAATTACCGAACTTAAAGAAAACGAAACCCCTGAGTTTAGTTTTTACGACACGCAGGAAAGCCTTACGGCACTGTACCAAAAGGCCCCACATCAAAAAAACTACCGTATTACGACCGGCACGGTGGGCAAAGCGTAAGCCCTGCGCAGCAAAAGAACTGTGCTACCCGGTTAACTCCGCGTTCCTGCTGCAGCAGTGTAATGCTTGCGGCAGGATGTGGTGGTAAATAAATAGAATATTAATCGCTTCAATAATAATAGTATGAACACTTTAGAAATTAAAAAGGATGCTGCATTAAAAGCGCATCAAAACGCTAAGAACTCAGGGAAGTTACTCCTTGAAAATTTATTCGGCAAAGAGGTATTTGAACAAAGAGTAACTGAGCGTATCAAAACATTTTTTGATGTACTCGATGACCAGGGAATATCTACCGCCGAATTTGAAAAGCAGTGCAAGGGCTTAACACCGGATGAAATTGCCTACAAACAACTTAAGCTTATTGCCCAGGCATTAAATGAGGGCTGGGTTCCTGACTGGACAGATGGCCAGTGGAGCAAGTTCCACCCTTACTTCAACTTTAACGATACTTCGGCGGTTGGCGGTTTTTCGTGCAACGACGACGGTAACGTCAACTCGTATTCGTATGTCGGCTCGCGCCTTTGCTTCAAATCGGCTGAGCTTGCAAAGTATGCAGGCACAACCTTCTTAGAAATCTATAAATCATTTATGACCCTTTAAAAAACAAACAGATATGTATACAGAAATTAAAACATTTGAAGATGCCTGTACAAAATTAAGCATTGTTGTACCTGAGTTCATTACTTCAGAAGATACTACCGGCGACGGCAAGGCTGTTGTAGCCTTTCAAAAACTTATCATTATTGCACGCGCCCTAAACGATGGCTGGGTGCCTGACTGGTCAGATTACGATCAGTGGAAATACTGGCCGTGGTTTAATCACAACGATTCTTCGGCGGTTGGCGGTTTTTCGTCCCACGACTACGATGTCGACAACTCGTATTCGGATGTCGGCTCGCGCCTTTGCTATAGCAGCCGTGAGATAGCAAAATATGCCGGTACGCAGTTCCTTGACCTTTACAGAGATTTTCAAACCCTACAACAACAATAAAAATGTCACATACAGAAATCAAAACATTTGAAGATGCCTGCACAAAGCTTGCCATCAACCCAGAAGAATTTAAGATTACTTACCCAGACAGCTTAGGAGAAAGTTTTGGCAAGGCACTCGTTGCGCACTCTAAGCTGGTAATTATAGCAAAAGCCTTAAACGGCGACTGGCTACCTGACTGGAAAAATGGCAAGTTTGATAAATACCTTGCTTGGTTTGATATGGATGACCCTTCGGCGGTTGGCGGTTTTTCGTACGACGTCTTCGTTCTCGCCTACTCGTATTCGTTTGTCGGCTCGCGCCTTTACTACAAAAGCAGCGAGATCGCAAAATATGCCGGTAAGCAGTTCATTGACCTGTACAGGGAGTACATGGTAATTCAGTAAAGAATAATGGGTGGTGCACCGCCTGGGGTTGACTTCAGCGGTTGGCGGTTTTTCGTACAACGACTACGATAACGACAACTCGAATTCGAATGTCAGCTCGCACCTATGCGAGATAACATAAAGGTGGTGCAGGCCTTGCCAACATGGCAAAAAATCACGGATTTAACCCGGTCGTTAGTACCGCATCGCTGCAAGGGAAAGCGACCGATTAAAGCAAAGGCATGAAACGTATCAAAAATTTATACAGCCAAATAATAAGCATTGAGAACCTGCAGCTTGCCGATATCAAGGCACGCAAAGGCAAAGGAAGCCAGTACGGCATTGCCACCCACGATAAAACCCGTGAGGCGAACATACAGGCCCTGCACGACATGCTAATGAATAAAACCTATAGAACATCGCCATACTCTACTTTTAAAGTGTATGAGCCAAAGGAAAGGGAGGTTTATCGCCTCCCATACTTTCCTGATCGCATCACACACCATGCAGTAATGAATGTTTTAGAACCGCTGTTTGTTTCCGTCTTTACGGCTGATACCTATAGCTGCATTAAAAAGCGCGGTATCCATACCGCCGCCCGTGCAGTTACAAAAGCACTAAAGGATGTAGAAGGTACACAATACTGCCTGAAGCTTGACATAACAAAGTTTTACCCCAATGTAGACCACTGGACTTTGAAAACGCTGCTACAGCGGAAAATAAAGGATAAGGATTTGCTTTGGCTGCTGTTTGAAATTATTGATAGCGCACCAGGGCTACCCATAGGCAACTACTTAAGCCAATACCTGGCAAATTATTACTTAACGTACTTCGATCACTGGATAAAGGAAAATAAAGGCGTTAGGTATTACTTCAGGTATGCAGATGATATAGTAGTGCTTTCATCTGACAAAGCCTCGCTACACGCATTGCTGGCTGATATTAAGCAATACCTGAGCATAGAACTTAAGCTGGATGTAAAAGGCAACTACCAGATATTTCCGGTGCAGGCACGAGGGATAGACTTTGTAGGCTATGTTTTTTACCACACGCACACATTATTAAGAAAATCAATTAAACAACGCTTTGCCCGCATGGTTGCCAGGCGTAAAAATCCTGCTTCGGTTGCCTCCTATTGCGGATGGGCAAAACATTGCAATTCCAACCACCTAATTAAGAAATTATTACCCGATGCATGATTTTAAACAATTTAAAATAAAGACACAAAACTCAAACTTCCCCGGTAAAAAAATAGACATAACTGAATTATACAATATTGAAATAATTGTACTGGCTTACAAGATTGAGCCGAGTACCGCCAAAGTAGGCACCCTGCGCCTAACGCTCGACATAGAGCACGAAAACAAACGGCGTATTAGCTGGACGGGCTCGAAAGTACTTCAGGAACAAATACAGCAGGTACCTGAAACCGGTTTCCCCTTTAAAACAAAAATCGTACTGAACGATAAACGATTAGAGTTTACCTAAAATATTAATCACTTCAAATCTTAGCATCATGCCCATTGACTATAAACAATATCCTGATAATTGGAAAATAGAGATTGTACCAGCCATCCGCCAGCGCAGCGGCAATATATGCGAGGGTTCGCCAGTCTATCCTGATTGCCGGGCTGTCAATGGGCAGCCGCATCCGGTAACCGGCAGCACCGTAGTGTTAACTACTGCGCATTTTGACCAGGATAAAAAAAATAACCAGTATAGCCCTGATGATAAGAACGCCCCAGGCAATAACCTTTATCACTGGTGCCAGCGCTGCCACTTAACGCACGATAAAGGGCAGCACATTAGCAACCGAAAATTTGGCCGCAACTGGAAAGACGCGCAATCAAAACTTGATATGTAATTTTTAATCACTTCTAAACAATAGTATTATGGATTTTGAAACTTTATTACAACTACCAGATGCCTCTAAAGTATCTATTTACATACCTACATACCCAAACCAGTTTTTTGAAATGGAATTAGTTAAGGTAGGCCATGCAGGCATTTGTATAAACAACCTGGATAAGTACCGCGCTATAGATGGGCACAGGATGTACTGGCACTTTAGCAAACAGCAGGATGTAGATAATTTTTTCTATATCATTAAGGGCAACCCTGCGCCAGATGATTTTGTAAAAGCTAAAGAACATTACAAAAAGAACGGTAAAAGTTATATATACGAAAACCCTAAAACCGCACACTAATGTTTTCGTATTACGGCTCAAAATCAAAAGTAGTGCAGTACTACCCCCCGCCAAAGCATGGCACCATTATAGAACCCTTTGGCGGTAGCGGTCGCTATGCGCTGCGCTACTTTGAAAATGAGGTTATCTTAAACGATAAGTATGAGGTGGTGTACCGCATCTGGAAGTTTTTACAGCAATGCTCCCCAGGCGATATATTGAACCTGCCAAACCTTAAGCAGGGCGATAAGATAGACCGCAACAGCTTTGACTGTATAGAAATGGCGTGGCTAATGGGTTTTATGATAGCCCGCGGCAAAATAAGGCCAGACCTTACCGTATCGCCCTGGGGCGAAACTGAGCTGCAGCGCAGCAAAAAACGCATAGCTGAAAGCCTGTATAAAATAAAGCACTGGCAGTTTACCAATACAGACTACACTGATCTACCTAACCGGGTAGCCACATGGTTTATAGACAGCCCCTACCGCACAGGCGGGCACAAGTATGTATGTAGCGGCCGCCACATTGATTTTAAGGAGCTGGCTTTTTATTGCCAGGAGCGTTGGGGCCAAACCATAGTGTGTGAGAATTACGGCGCCGACTGGCTGCCTTTTGCCTCTTTAAAGCACATGAACACCCTTACCCGGATGACGCATGAAGGCGTATGGCTTAATGAACTTTTACCTAACACCCGCGCGCAGCTGCGCATGGCAATTTAAATACAGTCAAGCTTGATCTCGCAGCGGTACCATTTGTAGACTTGCCACCCTGATTTCACGATGTTTTTAATAGTTGGGAAATTGTTTTTTAGCCATTGGCCTGCCTTTTTTAAGGAATTTTTCATGTATTGGGATTTTATAATTTACAAAGATATAGCGTGTAGTGCGCTGAGACAATTTCCTAAAATTCTACCTGATTTTTTAGATACACAAAGATAAACCAGTGCTTTAACAGCACAAAATTTATAAATTTCTGTGTAACATTTTTGATTATGCACAGGTATCCTGAAATATTTTGTATGTTTGCCGTGACACAATATCCGGAGCAATCCGAAAAAACTTTTTCACGATAAGGAATGCCGCCCATGGGTGGTAGTTGAAACCGAAAGGCTGCACTCTATCTTCCGAGATATTGTGTCAACCCTAACGGCGGCATTCCGCATACATTATATTTTCGATGACACAAGAAAAGAACAATGTACCCGCTACCCGCATGGTAGAGGTTACACCGGCCGAGGCGCAACTGCTAAGCCACATCCGCATGCAAAATGCAAAAGACATTGTAAAGAGCCTGGGCCACGTTAATGAGCTTGCCCTGTACTTTAGGAGTGATGACGTGCTGGAGGCCGAC